TTCGTGTACATCGCTCCGTTCCTGCGCCAAGCCAAGGCCATCGCTTGGGCGCGTCTGAAGGACAAATTGCGCCCGATGCGCACGACTGGGGCCATCGACATCAACGAGGTGGATCTGGCCGTCGTGTTCAAACACAACGGCGCGACCATCCGCCTGTTCGGCGGCGACAACCCCGACGCCCTGCGCGGCGTCCGACTCGACGGCTGCGTGATTGACGAGGTCGCGCAGATCAAGCCCGAGGTCTGGACCGACATCGTGCAGCCTGCCCTGTCCGACCGCAGGGGATGGGCGATGTTCATTGGAACGCCGTCTGGAATCAACCTGTTCAGCGAGCTTTTTTACCGCTCCAACGGCCTCGAGGACTGGTGGTCTGCCCTCTATACCGTCGATGATACGGACGCCATCGACCGTGACGAGGTCAAGCGCCTGCGCCGCGACATGCCCGAAACGGCGTTCGCTCGTGAGTACCTGTGCGACTTCAGCGCCGCCGGCGACGACCAGCTCATTACCCTGTCCGACGCTGAGTCAGCGGCACGGCGCAAGTACCACGACGGCGACATCGTGGACGCTCCGCTGGTCGTTGGCGTTGACCCTGCCCGGTTCGGTGACGACCGCAGCGTGATCGTGCTGCGCCAAGGGCTCGTCGTGTTCGAGCCGCAGGTCTACCGTGGGATCGACAACATGGGCCTGGCTGGCCGTGTCGCCAACGTCATCGAGGAGCGCGACCCAGACGGCGTGTTCATTGACGTGGGCGGCGGGGCCGGCGTGATCGACCGGCTGCGCCAGTTGGGCTACGGGATCGTCGAGATCAACTTCGGCGGCAAGCCCAACAACCCCGGCCTGTTCGTCAACAGGCGCACCGAGATGTGGTGGACGATGCGGGAATGGCTTGAGCAGGGCGGCTCGATCCCCAACGACCCGTACCTGAAGGCCGAACTCGCCACCCCCACGTATTCGTACGACTCCAACGGCAGGCGCGTGCTCGAGTCCAAGGACGAGATCAAGCGCCGGCTACAGGGCGGGGCCAGCCCGGACATCGCCGACGCGCTGGCGCTGACGTTCGCGTTCCCCGTGGGCAAGCAACTCCCACGCGAGGTGCGCGACCGCATCGACACACGGCCAGGCGACTACGACCCATACGAGGGCATGCAATGATCCGACCAGCAACCCGCGATGACGTTCCTGCGCTGCTGACGATGGGCAGATCGTTCATCAAGTACAGCGAGTACCGGGCTCTCAACGACCATTTGACCGACGAGCAACTAGCAAACGGTATAAGCGCGGTCATCGACTGTGGCGTGTCGTTCGTTGCGGTTGACGTCGAGCGCATCATCGGCGGCATCCTTGGCGTGGTCGGCCCGCTCTGGTTTGCGCCGCACGTTCAGACCGCCGTTGAGCTCGCGTGGTGGGTTGATCCTGCGCATCGTGGCATGGCTGGCATCAGGCTCATGCAGGCGTTTGAGGGAGAGGCCAAGCAACGCGGTTTGAAGTACGTGGCGATGAGCGATCTGGTGATGAATGGGCGAGATGAGACACCTGCCGCAAGAATCCTCGGCATCATGGGTTACACTCTGACCGAGCGGATGCATTCCAAGGAGATTTGACATGGCAGCGATTAGCACCATCGCCGCAGTGGCGGCAGCAACGGCAGCGGCGGCAGGAACTGGCTACGCAATCTATTCGGGAGAGCGTGCCGATGAAGCCCAGAAGCAGGCGCTCGGCGAGCAGCGGCAGGCTCAGAACCAGGCCGCCGCGCAGGCCGCATCGCAACAGCGCCGCAGTGCGCAGCGTATGGCAGCAGCCAACCGCCGGCAGCCCAACATGGGCGAGATCATGGCTGGCGCAGCTGAAGGCGCAGGCGGCGGACCGACCAGCACCATGCTGACTGGACCGACCGGCGTCAACCCGCAGGATTTGGCGCTAGGTCGCAGTTCACTCCTCGGAGGGTAATCGTGAGCGAATACACCAGCGACGCACAGTCATACCCCAGCGCACCGACACGCGACAAGTTGTTCACGCGATGGGGGCAGCTCAAGTCTGAGCGTGCGTCGTGGCTCTCGCACTGGCAGGAGATCACCACCTACCTGCTCCCGCGCAACGGGCGCTACTTCCGCCAGGACCGCGACAAGGGCTGGCGCCGGCACAACAACATTTACGACAACACCGGCACCCGCGCACTGCGCACGCTCGGCGCTGGCATGATGGCGGGCGCGACTAGCCCAGCGAGGCAGTGGTTCAGGCTGGCAACCGCCGACCCGGAACTGAACTCCTACCAGCCCGTCAAGTTGTGGCTCGATGACGTGACGCGCCGCATGCAGTTGGTCTTCCAGAAGTCCAACACCTACCGCGCCCTGCACACGATGTACGAGGAACTCGGCGCGTTCGGTACGGCCACGAGCATCGTGCTGCCCGACTTCAAGAACGTCATCCACCACTACCCCGTCACGACTGGCGAGTTTTGCATCGCTACCGACGCGCAGGGCCGCGTTGACACGCTGTACCGCGAGTTTGAGATGACGGTCGCCGCGATGGTCAAGGAGTTCGGCTACAAGAACTGCTCCACGACCGTGCGCAACATGTACGACCGTGGCACGCTCGACCAGTGGATTCCGGTCATCCACGCCATCGAGCCGCGTTCCGACCGCGACCACAAGAAGCGCGACAACAAGAACATGCCGTGGGGTTCGTGGTACTTCGAGGTCGGCGGCGAGGACGGCGTGTTCCTGCGAGAGAGCGGGTTCGAGCAGTTCCCCGCGCTCGTCCCGCGCTGGGCCACCGCCGGCGGCGACATCTACGGCAACAGCCCCGGCATGGAGGCGCTTGGCGACATCAAGCAGCTACAGCACGAGCAGTTGCGCAAGGCCCAGGCCATCGACTACCAGACCAAACCGCCGCTCCAGGTGCCCGTGTCGATGAAGAACCGCGACGTCGAGACGCTGCCCGGCGGCATCTCGTTCGTTGACGGCGCGTCAGCCGGCATCAAAACGGCGTTCGAGGTCAACCTGAACCTCCAGTACCTGCTCAACGACATTCAGGACTGCCGCGAGCGCGTGCGTGGTGCGTTCTATGCCGACATGTTCCTGATGCTGGCGGGCCAGCCGAACACCCGCATGACGGCTACCGAAGTCGCCGAGCGCCACGAGGAGAAGTTGCTCATGCTCGGGCCCGTGCTCGAGCGCCTGCACAACGAACTGCTCGACCCGCTGGTGGACATCACGTTCACGCGCATGTTGCAGGGCGGCATCATCCCGCCGGCGCCCGAGGAGTTGCAGGGCATGGACCTGAACGTCGAGTTCGTCAGCATGCTCGCCCAGGCGCAGCGTGCCATCGGCACAAACTCGGTCGACCGCTTCGTCGGTAACCTCGGCCAGATCGCCACGATGAAGCCTGACATCCTCGACAAGTTCGACAGCGACCAGTGGGCCGACATCTACGCAGACATGCTTGGCGTGGACCCGTCGCTCATCATCGCCGACAAGGAGGTCGCGGCAATCCGCACCGCCCGCAACCAGGCGATGGCGGCCAAGGAGCAGTCAGCGGCATTGCAACAGTCGTCGCAGACCGTCAAGAACATGGCGCAGGCTCCGACTGGGCAACAGAACGCATTGACCGACGTGATGAACATGTTCAGCGGATACACCAGCCCATCGGCGCTGGAAGTTTGAAAGGACCACCATGCCATACCTGAAGCAAGGCAACAATTTCCTGTACGACAGCACGACCAACGACATCATCGGCATCAAGGACGCGGACGGCGGCGAGATGTACTTCCCGATCATGCGGAACCAGCCGACTTACGCCACTACAACCACAGCTGTGTCAATCGTCGCTCCTGCCGCGACTTTCACCACGCTGACCTACGAGGACAGCAGCGGCAGCGTGCGTTTGGTCAGCGCCGGCATCCATAGCCTCACGAACGCGGTCGCGCAGAACAAGCTCGTTCGCGTCACTTGGGCTGGCGGTACTGGCGTCAACGGCCTGTACACGGTCACCGATGTCAGCGCGGCTACTACGAAGATCACCATCAACTACCCGCACGCTGCTGGTCTCGGCACTCCAACCGTGACGGTTGTCGGTAACGACATTACTCTTGCTTCGGTGACCATTCCGGCGAACGCGATCAAACCAGGCATGGAACTTGAGATTGACGCGCTGTTTGCGATGACGGGAAGCGCCAACAACAAGATCTTCAAGGTCAACATCGGCGATGCCGGATGGTATTCGCAGACTGTTGCCGCATCGAACGTGAGCTTGTCCGTTGATAAGCAGGCGTGGGCGAACACGGCCACGACCCTAGTTTCAAACGCTCTTGCGGCAGCCGGACACGGTGTGTCAACTGGCGCAAACGTCACCATGACCCCGACTGGCGGATTCGGCATCGCGCAGACGTTCACCATCACCGGGCAGATTGCAGCCGCCAACGAGTTCATCACGCTTGAGGCATGGAATTTCAATATCACCAGCACGTGACGGTGCCCGTAGGAAATCAGTAACTCCATAAAGTTCCGCCGTGAGCAATTACGACCCCCTCGACATCCGTGGTCAGGAGCGCAGCAAGGCCGAGCGCGACCAGCGCGAACGCCTTGAACGCGAGAACGAGGCAGCCGACGTTAAGTGGCTGATGAACAACAAGCGTGGCCGGCGCATGGTGTGGCGGTTGCTGGACAGGGCCGGAGTGTTCCGGTCATCGTTCGCCACCAACAGCATGACAATGGCCTTCTCTGAAGGTAACCGTAACTACGGCCTACAGTTACTTGGTATTATCCATGCCGTATGCCCGGAACTTTATCCGGTCATGTTGAAGGAACACACGAATGAACGAACCAACGACGATGCTGGCGACCCCAACCAGTGAGGCGCCCACATCATCGAATGCCAGCAAAACCTCCGCGACGGCGGAGAAGTTGTATGGCGAGCAGAAGGCGTCTGCACCTCAGACTGCGCCCGCCGATACGGCCAAGGCGCAGGACGCCCCTGTGACCGGACAGGCAGAGAAGGCCGCCGAGGCACCCGCCGACGCCAAGCCGACCACGCCTGAGAAGTACGAATTCAAGGCTCCTGAAGGTCAGGAGTTTGACGGTGACACCATCACCGCGTACTCGGAGGTCGCACGGGAGCTTCAACTGAGTCAGGACGCTGCGCAGAAGCTGCTTGACGTCATGGGCCCGAAGATGGCCGAACGTCAAATGGCTCAGATTCAGGCCGTTCAAGGCGCTTGGATGGAGGCATCCAAGCAGGACAAGGAATTCGGCGGCCCCGCGCTTGCCGAGAATCTGGCCGTTGCCAAGAAGGCGCTGGATGCGTTCGGCACCACCGAACTCCGCACACTGCTCAACGAGTCTGGGCTGGGAAATCACCCGGAGATCGTCCGGTTGTTCTTCCGCGCAGGCAAGGCAATCAGTGAGGATCGTGTCGTGACGGGCTCGACCGGGCAGGCCAAGGCCGGCCCTAAGTCGTTCTCCGATCTGGCCGATGTTCTGTACTCGTAACTAACCCCTACAAAGGAATCGCAACATGGCAACTCTTTCTACGTCGAATCTGACGCTGGCCGACTGGGCCAAGCGCACCGATCCGGATGGCCGCGTCCCGGTCATCGCGGAACTCCTCTCGCAGTCGAACGAAATCCTTGAGGACTGCGTCTTCAAGGAAGGCAACCTCCCCACGGGCGAGCGCGTCGTCATCCGCACCGGGCTTCCCTCGGTGTACTGGCGCGCACTCAACCAGGGCATCCCGAACAGCAAGAGCACGACCGCTCAGGTCGATGAGGCTTGCGGCATTCTGGAAGCCCGCAGCGAGGTGGACAAGGATCTGGCGATGCTGAACGGCAACACCGCTCAGTTCCGCCTGTCCGAAGACGTCGCCTTCCTTGAGGCGATGAACCAGACTCAGGCCACCACCCTGTTCTACGGCAACCCCGCCACCGATCCGAAGCAGTTCCTCGGCCTCGCGCCGCGTTACTCGGACATCGGCGCCGGCAGCCCGAACAACTCGCAGAACATCATCACCGCCGGCGGTAGCGATGCCACCAGCAACACGTCGATTTACCTCGTCGTGTGGGGTGACCAGACCGTGTACTGCCCCTTCCCCAAGGGCAGCAGCGCCGGCCTGATCCACGAAGATCTCGGCGAGCAGACCGTCTACAACAGCGATGGCACCCGTCTTCAGGCGTATGCCACCCGCTACCAGTGGAAGAACGGTCTGGTGGTCAAGGACTGGCGCTACGTCGTCCGCATCTGCAACATCGACACCGATGACCTGATTGCGCAGACCACTACGCAGGCTCCTACGGCTGCGACCGCGATCATCAAGCTGATGAGCCGCGCCTTGTACCGCATCCCCAACATGGGCATGGGTCGGGCCGCGTTCTACATGAACCGCACCGTCCACAGCGGCCTTGCGATTGCTGCGCTCGATAAGAGCCAGGCAGTTCTGAAGGTCAACGACGGTCTTTCGCAGTTCGGCACGCCGTACAGCTGGCTGACTTTCCAGGGCGTTCCGTGCCGCCGCGTGGATGCCATCGTCAACACCGAAGCCGTCGTGTCCTGATAGGACCGACAGAAAGGAACTAACACAATGATTCTTGACAACAATCTCGTCGTCTCTGGAACCGTCCCGGCCTCGGGAGTTATCACCGGCCAGGCAGCACTCCCTGTTTCCGGCACTCCGGTGCTCTCAACGGACACCATCGATTTGGCGGTCGCTCGTGACATTGGCGAAGGCTCTGATCTGTTTATGAACTTCGTCACTGTCGCGGCCTACAACAACCTCACGTCCCTGACGTTTGAGATCATCGGCGCGACCAACGCCGCTCTCTCAACTGGCGTGACGGTGATCGGTTCGTCTGGCCCTGTCTTGCAGGCAAGCCTGACGGCGAACGCGCAGTTCTCTGTTCGTTTCAATCCGCAGCTCCTGTCTACCGGACAGCGGTACATCGGCGCTCGGTACACCACGGTCGGAACCACCCCGACCACCGGCAGCGTGTGCGCTTACGTCGTCATGGACATCCAGGACGGTCGCAAGTTCTACGCCAGCGGCTTCTCGGTGACCTGACATGAAAGTCCGCGCACTCGTGACGTGTTTCATCGACAACGGCCTCCGCAAGGAGGGCGAAGTCTTCGAGTACAACGGTCCTGCCAACGGGAACGTCGAACCCATCGACGCGCCCCGCCAGTCGGAGCAGCCTGAAGTCGTGCCTGTGGTGCGACCAAAGCGAGGCCGGCCAGCCAAGACCACCGTCACGGCGGACTGATACGACGCATGTGACTCTGGAGGGGCGTCGGCCTAAACACCCGGCGCCCCTCTTTTCCTAGGAGGATCGAATGGCAAGCGTGGTTGAGATCTGCAATCTGGCACTCGCGCACCTCGGCGACGATGCCTCCATCGCCAGCATCGACCCGCCTGAAGGGTCAGCGCAGGCCGAGCACTGTGCCCGGTTCTACCCCATCGCCCGGGACAGCCTGCTCCAAATGCACGCCTGGAACTTCGCGTCCCGTCGCGCACTGCTCGCGCAGGTGACGATGCCGTACTCCATGTGGAAGTACGCCTATGCCTGCCCCGGCGACATGATGGTTGCCGTCAGCGTGCTGCCGCACGACGCCGAGAACGACTACGCGGCCAAGTTCGTTCCCAGCGACACCCCGGACTTCCTGCACAACTACGCACCGCTCGTTGCAGCTGGGCGTTACGTGCCGCAGCCGTACAGCATCGAGACCGACACGCTCGGCAACAAGGTGCTGTACACCGACCAAGAGAACGCGCTGCTGCGATACCAGGCGCTAGTCACCGACCCCACCAAGTTCGACCCGCTGTTCGTCATGGCGCTGTCGCACCACCTCGCTGCCATGCTTGCCGGCCCGGTCATCAAGGGCGATCAGGGCGCGGCTGAGGGCAAGCGGCAGGCGCAGATGATGATGGCGTACTTGCAGCAAGCCCGCATGTCGGACGCCAACCAGCGCAACATCAAGCCGGAACACATCACGGGCTGGATTGCAGGACGCTGACC